GAGCAGACTGAGTTTGAGCTTATCCATGTTATTTGTCCTCCAAGCGCATCCGCTGGACGGCGGATTCGATGGTGAAACGGAGCAGACTCTCCGTGGCCAAGACACCGATTGCCGTGGCCTCGTTGCGAAGACGGCCGACGGCGAATGCGCGTTTCTCCGCGCTCGTTTTGTCGCTCGCGGCTAGTTCGCGCACAATGGTCAGGGCCAGCGGCAAAAGCGCACTGGCACCTGAGACGAAGAGCGCCCGCAGGACAGGCGCGTAGAAGTTCCACACGGCGGAACCGACTCCCAACACTTTGGCGATGATGTTTTTCATAGAGGTTATGTGGTTATTACTAGCGGTGCAGGAAAGCCGATCGCAACCCGTCCATGAGAAAAGCCCCCATCGCACCGACCGCCCCGGCGATCCCGTAAATCGTCGCTTTGGTTGATTCGAGGTGCTTGAGCCGATCGTCATGTTTTTCGAATGATCTCCGGAAGGACTCCTGGTGCTCCAAGATCAGGTCGACCTTGGTCTCCAGCCGCGCCAGTCTTTCACCATCGAAACTCATCGACAGCGATTCTTCCTTCCGTCGGCGAGAACCATCGGGGGCCAACATGTTGAGCGGGTCGGAGACATTCATTGCTAATATGCTTCCGGATCAAGACTCCTGCAACTTAGGCTCCTCGGTCGCGGTGAGTTGTTTTTCGATACTCATCGCCACCGGCAAGATGCCCGCTGCTGCGTTCAAGCCGCCCGCTTTGGTCGCAATGTCGAGACATTGCATGACGACCTTGGCCTCGGCTTCGGTGAGTGTGACGGACTTACTCATTGGGAACCTCCTGCTGGCTGGCCAAGTAGGCTTGTGTCGCGGGAATCGCGGCAAGGACTGCGGCGAAAGCGGCGGCGAGTTCGGGAACCGCTGTAAGAATTTCGGGACTCAACGGCGCGGTCATCTTTTGGACGAGCGAGCCGTTGGCCAGTTCGCCGTCTGCGGTTGCGGGGAGCAACTCGACGGTGATGGAGCCAGAGTCCGTTGTCGGCTGAATAGCCGAGAGCGTATAGACATGGAGTTTATCGAACACCTTCGCAGGGATGGGTTCGACGGTTATGGGTGTTGGGTTGGTTAACATAAGATTAGGCGGCAACGCACGGAACCTTGTAAGCCGTGCCAGCGGCGTCATAGAGGGTGAGCGTTTTGTCTGCCGTGATTGTTTCGGTGACGGCGTTGGCGTGAGTGCGTAGCTGACCTTGGAGCGGGCAGAAGTCGGAGTCGTTCGCAAGACGAGCTTGGAGGACGGTGCTGCTGCGTTTGAGCGCGGGGAAGCTGGCCGATACTCCGTGGAATTTAAGAAGGCCACTATGAACAATTACGTTCCCTGTTGAAAAAGGACGAAGACCTAGGGAGAGTCCGCTTTCGTCAGAAGCGTCATTTCTATTAGAAACAACAATATTTCCTATACTTAACTGTGTAGATGTAATTATAACTGCATCTGGTTGCAGCCGAATCCTTTCAGTTGCACCGACAAAGAAACGCACATTCCGCACAGTTCCCGTTCCTGCGGCTTCTGTTCCGATGTCAAGATTGTTGCTCGACCAGCGCAGGAAACCGCGCTCGTAGTTGCTGGCGTCCGTGAAGGTGTTGTAGAGGCGGAAGGTTTGGGCGTTGGCCGCATTTCTCTGCTCGATGATTCCCGCGCCACCGCGCTCAAGGATGGTGTCCAACGATGAGCCGATTGCCAAATTCGTTGCGGCCAATAGCCCCGCCGTAGAACCTGTCCACACTGGTGCTGGACTATAAAGGCCAGAATTTGAATGCTCGCTTAAATGCAGCGTTCCACCTCGCGTCATTCTCATTTTGCTCACGCCGCTAACTTGCAAATCAATAAGCGGCGAAGCCGTTGCGCTCGCGGTATTTGTCGCATTGAACCGAAGCCCAGTGAACGTCACCGCCGCATTGTTCCACGTTTGGCTCAAATCAAGCACAGGCGCGGACGCCGTGAGGGTTCCGTTGTTAGCGGTGAGCGAGCCGAAGATCGCGTTGCTGGCCGCACCCAAGCCGAGATCGGTGGCGGTGATCGGAGCGGGGTAGTATGTCGAAAGGTTGGCCATAGTCTATTTTACCACGTTGCGATGGCTGCGCGTTTCCATGTGTTTGCCGCCGTGCAGACGTAGATGTAGTCGGCGTCATAGCGGATATCGCCAGCCGTGCCTGTGGCTCCTGTCGTGGCGGGTGCTGTGCCTTGTGCGCGAAGCTGTGCGTCCATGACGCTGTAAGCCGAATCATCCGCGAGCCTAACTTGCAGTGCGGTGCTGCTACGTTTCAGCGCGGGGAAGCTGGTGGTGTCACCGCCGAAGTTAATCCTGTTGAAATCAGTCGTGTTGCTCTGAACGCGCAATATACCAGCACCAACACGATTAAGCTGTAAATCGCGTGTGCTGCTGTTTGTTGAGCCATCTGTCCATGCAACAAAGCGTCCGTTCGCAACTACAACTCCAAGTCCGTTAAAAAGACCGCAATCGGATTGTGCCAACACTGCATTGGTTGCAGAAATGTTTCCAACTCCAGAGGAAATGGTGACTCTTGTCACCCCATCCGTCTGGAACTCCAGCGCACGCGCCGTCCCGCCGCCCGATCCCTTCTCCGTGCCGATCTGGAGAATATTAGAACTCCACCGCAGGAACCCGCGCTCAAAATTCGATGCGTCCGTGTAGGTATTGTATATTCGGAAGGTTTGGGCTGCGGTTCCGTTGCGCTGGCCGAGGGTGTTCGCGGCATCGTCTCGTAGCAAAATAAGGTCGCCAGCAGTAGTTCCGCTCGCAACGCCAAATTGAAGTGAACCAGAAATTCCTACAATGCTATCAAAGTTACACCCTACTCCACCACCAGTTCTGGTTCGTATATTCCACCCAAAACCAGAACCACCAACGCTTATGAGCGGAGCGGGAACGCTACCAGACGCATTTGCTGTAACTGTAAACCGATTGACGCCCCCTACTAATAGCTCAAGCAACCTGCTTGCCGATCCGCTTGTGGTGTTTGTTATATCAAGCCGCAAACCTGTAAACGTCGTCGCCGCATTATTCCAAGTCTGCGCCAAATCAAGCACAGGCGCACTCGCCGTGAGCGTGCCGTTGTTGGCCGTCAGGGTCGTGAATCTCCCCGTATTCGGAACCGAACTACCGATCGGATCAGGCGAAGCAAAGTTGGTCTTGTTGCCGAAATACGGAACCACTTTCCACCCCACCGTGGAACCAACATAGACCAGCGCGAAGGCGGCATCCTCGACATTGCAGTTCATATCCTCGGCCAAGGATTCGATGTTCGATCCGTTGCGGGCGATGGTGAGGTTGTTGGTGTCGAAGGTTCCCGCATAGTCGAGCACGGTGATCGTGTCGCCATTCGACGGGGTCGCGGGCAGGGTGAGCGTCCATGCTGCGCTGGTCGTGTCGGCGGCGACCTTTGCGCCATTGATGAGGGTCTGGGCCGTGGTGACGACGGTGTAGTCGATCGGCTCGGCGGCGACATCGCTCGATCCCAAGGAAACATTCCCCGTCTGCCCATTGACCGAATTCACGGGGTAGTCGCCGCCGTATTCCCAGTCGGTCGCCCGGACGCCGGTATTGTTCCTGCGAATCCAGATGCCTGCTTGTCGTCTGTTGACGAGCCAGACGCCGGTGGAACTTCTCACTAAGAAACTAGCCCCAACCGCCGGATCGCCGATCGTCTCAGGTAAGTCGGCAAAGGTCTCGACCTCGCCTTCAAAGACTACGGCACCGCTTGACCCCGTGATGTCGAGGTTTCCGGTAAAGGGGTTGAAGCTCCAAGCCATCTTAACTCTTTAGAACGCGGGTGAGATTGGTGCCGCTGTAGGAAAAGTTGCGGGTCTCGACGACCGAGCCGTTGAGCTTATACTCGACCTTCGTCAGGTTGCTTCCGGCATAGGTCAGCGCAATGTCGTCCCAGGTCGGAGTATTCGAGTGCATGATGTCGTTGATCTTCTGCAACGACCGCTCGGTATAGTCCTCGCGCAGCGGGGTGTTTCCTTCTGGATAATAAGCGGGCATGTTATTACTTAATACTCCGGTTCACGGA